CCGCAACCATCTACGAAGTGATGATTGACCCAGCGGTCGCACAAGCGGCCACTATCACGACTGAGTACGGCGTCGATCTCATCCCGGCCACGCTGGCCCTCGCCGGCGCGGAGCTGTCATTCGCCGGGCGCTTCGGACGCGAGCTGCTGCTGCGCACGGCGCTGGCCTCGCTCAGAAGCCGCTACGATTACATGCTGATTGATTCCCCTCCTGGGCTCGGCATCTTCACGGTCAACGCGCTCGTGGCGGCGGACAGGCTGCTCATCCCGCTCCAGGCGCATGTGTTCGCAATGGATCAGATGAGCCAGATGGAGTCGACCATCACGATGATCAGGCAGATGAATCCCAGTCTCAGCATCGGCGGGATCGTGATGACGTTTGTGGGTCGCGCGAACATCAATGCGGCGATCGAGGCGGCCGCGCGCGAACGCTACGGCGATCTGGTGTTCGACATCACCATCCCGCACAGCGTCAAGATCATCGAAGCGCCGGCAGCCGGCCAGCCGATAACCATCTACGCGCCTGAGAGCGCTGGCGCAGTGGCCTATCGAGCATTAGCTGAGGAAGTGAGGGAACGATGGCCGCTCCAAGGGGGCCGTGATGCAACCTGAGTATCCGCCCTGGTTTGATTGTAGCGATGAAGTCGATTGGCATATTGTCGCTGATGGCGCGGAAACCGAAGATGATGGCATACCGTGCGGCATGCTTCGGACGGGGATGCAATGTGGGAATGATGCGTATCTCGTGATTGCCTACCATCGTCCACATGATGCGCCGGCATTCCTTACTGTCTGCCGAACATGTGCAGAGGAGCTGCAATTGGAGGAGGACGGCGCAACAACGACGGCATACTGGCGCGAGAAGCAGCGCGAGTGGAGGGTGCGATGAGCAAGCAACAACAGCAAATGACAGCGAATCTCAAAGCCAGGACAGCGGCCAAGACCGAGGCGATTCCGCAAGGTCAACGCTACGAAGTTGGGCAGCTGCTGCCGCTCGATCAGATCCGCATGGACGGTGGCACCCAGGCGCGCGCCGGACTGGACAATCAAACGCTGGCGGAGTATGCCGAGAGCTGGTATGTACTTTCAAGCCGGCAGAATGGCTTCCTTGAGATGCCGCTGATCATCGTCTATCACGACGGCAAAGATTACTGGTTAGCGGATGGCTTTCATCGCGTGGTTGCCTATCGGCAGTTTCTGGATAGCGGCAAGGCCAGCGCCAGCCCGCACGCGATCCGCGCTGAGGTGCGGATGGGCACGAAGCGGGACGCCGTGTTGTATGCCTGTGGCGCGAACGCCACGCACGGTCTCAAGCGCACCCAGGCCGATAAGCGGCGCGCGATTGAAACGCTCCTCAGCGATGACGAGTGGAAACAATGGAGCGATAGCGAGATAGGCAGGCGTTGCCAGGTCGATCACAAGACGGTCGCGAGTGTGCGCGCAGAGATCTATCCTGGGAATTCCCAAGATAGCCGGACGGTCGAGCGCGGCGGCACGACCTTTCAGCAGAAGGCCAAGCAGTCCACGCCCACGCCAGCGCCGGCGCCCCATCCGAAGCCACCAACCTGTATCCGGTGCGGCGCGGAGCGCACACAAACGCGGTCGCTCACATCTTACCAGGCAGGGCTGATTGACGCCTATCCAGATCGCGACGTGACGCTGTGCAGTCGCTGCATTCCCGAACTGCTCGCAGCGCAGCGGGCAGCCGATGTCGCGCCCTTCTGGCAATCCATGTCGCCGAACCACCCGACGGCACACCTGTGGACGCGCGTGGGAATGAACGAACATCACGCGGCCTGCGGCATGGTCACCCAGCGCGTGCCCAGCGGATCGACCACAGCCGGTCATTGCAGCAGCTGCGAGCATGCGACGTGGAAAGAGGAGTTACTGACACCCGCAGCTGCGCCCGCGCCTCCTGAGCAACCGACCATCGAATCCTTGGACGCTACGCTGGAGCAATCATCGCTCCACGCGAGCGGCTACTTCTGGCAATCAGCCAGCCCGCCGATACTCGCGAACAACGACGGCTGGCGCGGCGATGCGCCAACCGTGGGCGCCGCCCTCGCTCTGGCTGCCGACCGCGAGAAGCAGCGCGCGCTTCTCAAGCTCGCAATCAGTCAGGCGCAGCACATGATCGAGTTGTTGTATGCGGGTAATTGGAACGACGCTACTAGCGCCTACACAACGCTGGGGCGCACGATGGGAATCGGGGAATGACAACTTGCCTACCGCCGCACGCTCGGGAGCCACACGCGCCAGCTCGGCCGCGTCTGCCCATGATGCACAAGTGGCAGGTAGGAGTGGCGCGATATATCGTGCTCAGGCAGCGCCGCGCAAGGTGCGGTAGACAAACGACCGCGAGGGATTTACAATAGCGCCACCACACACCCAGCGATTGACGCGCCGCGAATGAGTAGCGTACAATTGCAGAATAGCCCCTTCCGCGTGCTGGGTGTGTGGTAACTCGCAGCGCAGCGGAGGGGGCTTTCTGGTGCAACATGACCGCTCGTGAGGCGCCGCTTTCACGCTTGATTGCGCTACGAACTCGAAAGAGCAGGCTATGGACCACTACGAGCGCCTGATCGTCGTGCGCGTAAGCGACGACCGAGACGAACCGCCGCGCTTCTGGCGCTCGTCGCACCGACAAAGCAAATGGGTCGAGCAGATCGAGCGCGCGACCATCTATCATATCCGCTACCACGCTGAGGAGGCCGCAGCGCGCACGGGCGGCGTGGTTGCAGAACGCGAGCAGTACCAAGCGCCGACCGCGCGCGATCTCCTGCGCCCACTGCTCGCGTCCCCCCTGAGCGCTGAGGCGAACCGCGCGCTTGCGGAGCAGCTGAGGAAGATCGCGGAGGAGTGTGACCGAAAGGCCGACGGCGGCGAGGATCCCTGAACGGATCGGGGCGTCGCTGTGTCTACCGCCGGATCGTTGCCAGCCAAACTCGCCAGCTCGGCGGAGATAGTGTCCCGCTGCGCGCGAGCGGCAGATAGTACACCCTCACGCTCTCGTGCGCAGGCAGCGCAGCCCGCCACGTGTCGTCATCCATCGTCAGCACATACACATCGCCCGCCGCCGGATGCATCAGGTAGTCGAGCGGGCCTGTATCGCCGAGGAGGAAAATGTAGGTTTCTTCGGGCAAGTCGATCCAGCAGCGAATGAGGGTCGCGTTGCGCGAGAGGCATGTCAGATGCACTTCTCTCGGCTGCTCCCAGCGGATAGCGGCGATAGTCGGGCTCGACCAGCGCGCAGTGAACGCTATCGGCGCCGCTTGCGCGCGGGCTAAAGACGGCACGAACCACGCGCACCCTAGCGCCAGCAGCACGATGAGCATGCACAGCAGCACGAACAGGCGCGGATGGGTGTCAATCATGGTTCCGGCCCTGCATCCGCTTGCGCCAGCAGCGCGTCAAGCTCCTGCAATCCGCCGGCCATCGCGCATAGCTGCCGATCGAGCGTGCGCAGCGTTTGCTCCAATTGGTCGTACTGCTGCCGGGCCTGGTCGAGTTGGGCTTGCAGCGCGTCGCGGCGGGCCTGCATTGTGGCGCGGTCGATCATGTGGCGAACAGCTCCAGCGCAACGAAGACCGACTCTGGCATCGCCGCGAACTGAGACAGCGCCGCCATTGCGCCGGCGTAGGCCTCCGCGTTCGTGCCGCTGCCGTCAAACGCTTGAGGGTCCGCCTTGCCCATCGCGAGCCGCTCGTAGGTGTTGAGGCGCGCGCGGATCTGGCCGGCGAGGATAAGCAGCTGCGCCACGTCGGCGCGCGTTTGCATGATCACGCGCCGCTGTTGGTCGATCTGGTCAGGTGTGGCTGCCATTATTCAATCCCTTCCTTTGGTTCATAGCGCGTCCAGCCCTTTGATTTGGGCCGCGTGCCATTCGCGAGCCGATTCATTTCTGAGTACGTCAGCCCGTGATCGCGACAGAACGCCCGTAGGTTTTTGACCGGCGCGTAGATCGTGCCGTCGGGTGAGACGAAGCCGGCGTATTCCTTGGCAAGCGCGTCAGTCACACATTGCCGTTGCTCTGTGCTTTCCCATCGGCGGCGCATTGCTTCAGTGCTCTTTTGCCGCGACTCAGGCGCTGACCTGGCCGTTCGCGTCGCCTCTGTGTTTTTTCTTCGCGCCTCTGGATCTGCCCAGTGCGCGCGGGCGCTTCTTGAATGCGCGGCTTTCTGCTCATCGCTGACAGGCGCCGAGCGAATGGCCGCAAGGTTCTTTTCGCGCTGCTTAGGATCTGCCCACCGCTGGCGCAACTTTTCAGCCATTCGCTCACGTTCGCCTGGCCTTGCCCAGCGGGCTTCTCTGGCGCGCTTCAATGATTGCAAATGATGTTCTGTTAGCACATTCCCCCGTCGAGATCCCGCCTCAGGCAGTGAATTATAGATACCTGATGGGCGATAATAATCCATCCAATACTGCTCACGACTGAGCACATCTTCATTCGATACTTCTTCAATAACCTCAAAGGCAAAAGCATCAGCGCCGTATTTATTCCATGCGCGCTGGAGCGCAATGCAATGATGATCCCCGGACTCTAGTGTCGTGCGGTGCGTATACCACCGCCGCTCAAATGAAGTAATCGTACCGCCAATATAGCGTTTGTCGTTTACTGTATTTCGGATCTGGTACACGCCCTTGCCCATAATATAACCTCGCATCATATAAATATGCTGGTTATATTATACCACAAATATATGCCGTTACAAAGCCCTAACGGAATAGCACGATCCCATTAATTTGGTGTGTCCCGTTCGTGCCGACCGTGCGCTGTACCGTGATCGCGCCGCCCGCGGTGACGGTGACCGCAACCGTATCCGTGTTGACCATGTTAAAGGTTCCCCCGAGCGTATTGATCATATTGCCGCTCGCCTGTATCGTCCCGCCACCGGTATTATTCCGATCGACAATCCAGAAGGCTGCGAACTGCGTGACCGTGCCGGCAACCACTGGCGTCTGGAGCGTGCCGTCGACAGCATTGCAGCTTAGGAAGAGCATACTGCCGCCGGCACCGACCGCATGAATCTTGCCCTGCGGCGCTTGAGAACCGATGCCGAGATTACCTGCATTGTCGAGGCGCATGCGCTCCGTTTGTGTGCTGCTGGCTGCCGCGAACGTGGCCCAGGTGACGGTATCATCTTTAATTTGATAACTGCCGCCCGCACGACTGTTCAACTGCTGCCATTGTGTGCCGTCAAAGTAGCGGTTGGCTGCATAAAACACATAACTATTGCTGCCGAGATCGAGTGTTTGAAAATTGCCCATACCCGTGCCGCCGCTGGTGAAGCGCAGTCCCTTGCCATCCGTTCCTGACACACACGGGATCTCAAGCCGATCTTCGAGCGTGATCGCGCCGGCCTGGCCCTTCAAGTACTTCAGATCATCTGACAGGACTTGCATTTGGGCCGCAGTGACCAGCTGGGCGACGCTCCAGGTTGGGGGCGAACTCCAGGCCAATGATTTGCTCCAGTCTTAGTAGGCGAGCCGCGTCGTTGAGCCAAGGACGCTTGAGATCGCATCCTCCAATATCCAGAACTGATCATTGCCGACCGGGTAGACCTGCCAGGTACATGTCCAGTCGGTCGCGCCGATGCTGTGGCTGATCGCCTGGATGCGCGCCACCTTCGCAATTGCCGCGCCGCCGCCGGGCGGGCGCCGCAGCACCGTGATCTTATCGTCGAACGTGCGCGCGAGTATCTGCACCCAGACTGCGCTCAGCGTGAGGGAGCCGTTGAGTACCAGCGACGCGATCCGCAGGTACGGCTGCGCGTACAAAATGACCATGTACTGCGCGCGTGACAACGCCTCCGCATCGGTCGTGATCAGCAGCCCCGTGATCGCGGTCGCGCGCACACCATACTGCGCCTGGCTACTGGCGTCATCCGCGCTCTGGAGCGTGCCGCCGGCCCTGGTCACGTCGGCGTGATTGATCAGCCGCGTGTCGTCGAACGAAAACTGCACATCCTGATACGGCAGCTCGACTGGCGTGACGGCCGCGAAGATCGCGTGCGTTGCCGCGATGCTCCCATAGGCGCCGCGCGTACACCCGGTCAGCTGGGCCGGGCTGGTGTTCAGCCCGGTATACCCTATCAGCTCGCTCCCGATCTGCATCGTGCCGCTACTCGCGAGCGCGGTCACGCTCTGCATCGGGATCGTCGTGACCACCGCATCGATCGCTGCGCTCGTGCCGTAGACCGCAGTCGAGACACTATCGCCAAAGAACGCCTGATTGGCGCTATTCCGCGCGCCCCAATAGCGATCGTGGTAGGCGGTGCGCCCGTCGGTCTCGATGAAGAACACGCCGCCATCGGCCGCCGCGATCGTCTGAATCGCCGGTAATGCACTTTGAGTCGGCCAGACCTGCGCCGGGATCTGGGTCGGGCTATTCACGCCCGCGATCCGATCGGCCGATGGCCACGCGGTCGGTATCAACGTGCTCAGCACGTCCTGAATCACGTTCACCGGATTGTTGCTGAGCGACTCGGTCATCGTGAATGTGGTGTAGTTCAGCGTCTTCATGAGATCGACGGCGGTGAGCCGCACGACATTGAGACCGACCGCCCCGGCTTGCGGATCGAGCGGAACCCAGCTTTCGACATAGCCGGTGAACAGATCGTAGGTGACACTGTTCCATGTCGCACGCACATTGATGCGCTTGGTCGGCAGCACGTTTGGGTAGTACGGCGACGCGGCGTTGTCGGGGTCGAAGCGCCGATCGCGATTGTCGAGCACAAGCGTGCATGTGCCGGCCTGCATCTGATCGCGCTCGAACTGGCGGCCGCGGTTGATGCTGATCGCAGCGCCGCCGGGGTTGCCGTCCAGCCAAACATAGGCGCTGATGTCTGTCCAAACCAGCGTGCTGATGGCGTCGAACGGCGCCGCAGCAAACGCCAATCGTACAATCAATACTGGGCGGGTCATCAGTGAATCCCCGTCGTGCCGTTGCGGTTCTGAAGCTGGATCAGCGTGGCCTGCACCGCCAGCGCAGTCGCGATCGGGTCACTCGCGGCCTGCACATTGATCGTGATCGGGCCGGCGATATGTACCGTTGCCGTGCCACCCGGCCCGCGCTCATCCGGCCCGACCGCCACGCCGCCGCCGCGCGACAGCTGCGCGAGGTAGGTCGCGAACTGGCCCTGGGCCGCCGCAGGATCGACGCCGAACTCACTCGCGATCAGCGCCTTGCGCTTGTCGGCCTCCGTGCTCGTGATCGCGCTCATTTTGACCTGGGTGTCGGTGTAGGCGAGGAGC